TCACTGGACTCTCCGGGCGCGCTGCTCGACGTTCTCGGGCGAATTGTGGATCTCATTGAACTGGTCGAGCAAAGACCGCTTATCCCGGAGGATGGCGTAAGCAGCCAGTGCCCCGAAAACCACACCCAGCGTCAGCAGCAGAATTGCAATGGCGAAGTCCATTTAATGCTCCTCAGTATGAGATTTTGACGTTGGGGACATCGCCCTTGGCGATCGCGGTGACGGCTTTGATGGAGTCCATTTCGGAGAGCCCGGCGGCAATCAGCGCTGCCTTGGCTTCGTTATTGATCGCCTTCTTGTGCTCTTTGTCGGCCTCGCGCTTGGCTGCCGCAGCAGCTTCGGCTGCCGCCTCATCGGCAACCCGCTGCCGTTCAGCGTCGATAGCTGCGAGCCTATCAGCTTCGGCCTGTTCTGCAGCCGCAATGCGGTCGCGCTCGGCGCGGGCTTCGGCTTCTCGGGCGGCTGTTTCCGCGGCCACGCGATCGCTCTCTGATTTCGCCAGCGCCTCGGCGGCTTCACGCTCGGCGCGTTGGGCATTGGCTATCGTCTCGGCGCGTTCTCGGGCGGCCTGCAGCTCGCGCGCGGCGACCTCTTCAGCAATGCGGGCGGCTTCAGCGGCGGCGCGGCGCTCGGCTTCCTGGGTGGCGGCCGCGGCGGCTTCGGCGGCGATGCGGGCGTCTCGCTCCTGCTGCTCGCGCACGGCCTGCTCGGCGCGCAGGCGCTCCAGCTCGGCGACCTCGGCTTCGCGCGCCAGCGACGCGGATTTCAGCGCCTGCAGCTTGGCGAACGTCTCGCTGCGCGCTGTGGCGGCCTTCTGCTTGAGTTCCTGCCAGTCGCGATCGGGCAGGCCCTCCAAAGCCTGGATGGCAGTGATAACCTCGGCGCTGGCCGGCATGTCAGCGGCGAAGGTGCCGAGATCGATGACGGCCTGCAGCGCCGCCTGGTGATCGGCGATGCGTGTGGCTTCGGCGGTCTCATATTCGTCCAGCGGCTTGCGGACCTCGGCCTGAAGCTCCTCCAGCCGATCCCAGACGCGGGCGCGCTCAGTGTCGATCGCCTTGGCTTTCAGCTTCCATTCGGAGGCCAGGTCTTTGCCCATGGCATCGAACGCCGTCTTGCTCCGTGCAACCTTGAACGCCAGCGACGCCACAGCTTTGCGCCCGGCCGGCGTCGAGATGTCTGTCGCGACCGCGCGCACCTCAGCCTCGATCTTGGCCAGCAGCGCGTCGATGCCGCCTTCCGTCGAGAATACGGCCGGCGTGAGCGTTTCAGTCCCGATGGTGACGAGCGCGTTCATTGTGGCAGCGCCATAGCTTCGGCAACGCCAGCCAGGATGTCGGCATCGCGGCCCTTCAGATACCTGACGTGTGAATCCGCCAGCTTGATCGCGGTTTCCCGGTCATGCTGCGATCGGCAGGCGCCGTAATAGTCCGACCACGCCTTCACGTATTCGGACTCGACGCGCATAGCGGCGGCCTGCTTTGCGGAAAATGCGACGATGTTGCTCATGGTCATGATCTCCTTGTCCGTCCGCCGTCCAAGTCACCGCCACCGACGCTCATTCGTTGGCCTGGCAGCGGCGTGTATTTGTTCTTGTCGGCGACGAGATATCGCGCGATCTCGATGTCGCCCTCGTCGCGCATCATTTCCATGGTGCGCATATCCGTGCAGTCTTCGCTGCGCGGCGGCGGGCAGACCGGCGCCGACCAGAGGCCTTCCTTGTTCACCAGCCATCGCGGCACCGAGATCGCATGCCAGCGCCGCGCGCCCTTGGTGTGCATCTCGATCAGGCTCTTCGGCAGGTTGACCAGCTTCTTGGTCGTCCAGCTGTAGACCCGCCATGCGCCGGCCGACTCCCCGCGAACGTCTGCGAGGATGCAGATCGGTTCGTTGCGCGTCTTCTTGCTGCGGCTGTACCGATCGCCAAATGCCAGCTCTGTGACGGTGTAGCGTTCCATCAAGACACCTGCCGTTGCTTGGCCTCGACGATCGCCAGCGCTTTTCCGACAGTCTCGATGATGCCGCGCTCGTGGTCGTCGCGCGCATGAAGGCCGCCGAGCGCATTGATCTCGTCATGGATCTGCTGCAGCACGGCCGAGACCGGCGCTACGAAATGCGATGCTGGCGGCTGATGCGTCACTGCATCACCTCGGGAAAACCGCGGTCGCCGATGATCGACCAGACCGCCACCATCGCCAGAAACAGCGCCAGCGAGCAGGCTTCGGCCACCAGGGCTATGTACGTCGGCGGGGCGCCGGTGAACGCGTCTTCTGGCTCCTGATCTGGGCCGAGATCGACGAACGTCTGATAATCGCCGGGCTCCGGGAAGTGATGCTCGCTGATCTTGCCCACGTCACATGCTCCCGTTGGTTTCGGCCAGCTGCTGCTGGCACTGGTCTTTGAATCGGCGGGCTGCTGCCATCGCGTCGGCGCGAGCCTCAAACCCGAGCGGCGAAATGTCGGGATCGCGAATGACTTCGCCGGCAAGTGTCGGGCGCCAGCGCGGGCGAAGCCCGTCCGTCATGACAGCACTGCACTTGCCGCGCGCAAGGCGCTCCAATAGCTGCTGCCGTTCGTCGCTGTAGCGGGGCTCTGCCATCACGCCGCCTTCTTGACCGGCAGCTTGAGCATGTCGTTCAGCGCGGCGACAGGCAGGGCAACGGCCTTGCGCTCTTCCGGGATGATCGCCATCACAAACGGCGCGACCTCCGGCCAGGCTTTCACCAGCGCCGCGGCCGTGGTGACCGAGTTCAGCGCCTGCTCGATCTGTTTCTCGCAGACCCGAATGCGTTCTTCGAGATCGGATACGGTGGCGGCGACCTTGTCGAAGCGGATCGCGAGCTTGTGGCTGGCCTCATAAACTTTCCAGCAGCCGTACTCATGTTTTTTCGGCACCCGGCGCGACGGCGTTTCGGACTTCTTGGTCGATTGGTTCGGCCGAAGCTTGTAGAGGGTGCCAGAGAAGCTGCCGGCAAAGTCGATCTGCTGATAACTGCGGCCACTCTCGCCGAATTGAACAGAGGCATGAAGGACTGTCGGCAACCAACCGTCGGGCAAAGATTCCATCCGGTCGCGATCGGCTTTGCGATAGACGTCGTTGTAGATGTCGTCAGCGAGGACCGCGCGCTGCTGCATCAGGGTGCCGACCTCAGCTGAGAAGCGGTGACGCAGTACAGCAAGAGAAATCTGCTCACGGATATCGTTGGTCAAGCGGAGTGACATTTCTGATCCCCTCAATGAGCCGTAGCCGCTGCGGAGAGCACAGGGACGGAGGTTTGTTTCGGAATGCGGAGGTGCGACGGGATGCGGGTGGAGAAATAGTCGATCCCTTTGGGTGTGATGAACGCCTGCACCTTGGCGTGGCTGCTACGCGTAGGCACGGGGCGCGTCTCGAACAGGCCGGCGGTCACATACTGGCTGCGACCGACAAGGCCTTCGCTGCTGTCCCAGATGTATTTCTCACGCAGCCAGCGGATGAATTTGTTCGGAAAGCAGCCGAGCGCACGGCCGGCGGCCTGGAGCCCGAAGACGCCCGGAGCGTCCATAAATCGGTCATAAGCGTCCGCGCGCGGCGCCAACGTTGCGACCTCGGCTTGCAGCTCAGTCACCTTGGCGGTGTAGCCGAGCAGGAGATCGCGGAGTGCCGCGGGATTGTCGAGCAGGGCGGATGCGTCGATCGGCGCCGGGCGAGGGGCCGCGTCTTCGAGCTCCATCCAGCGGTCGATGATGCGCGCCCGGACTTCGTCGTTGTAGCCGGAGACCACGACTAGCGTGTCGCGCTTGGTCAGATCATAGACTGCAGTCGGCCGGCCGCCGCCATCCGGGCGGTACTCGCGAGGGGTTTTACGACTTTCTCGTAAAACTCCGGTGCCGAACAGACGCTCAATGGTGGTGGCAACGTCGTTGTGACGCGCACCGCACAGCTCCGCGATTTCGCGGCTCGACATGGTCGGCGTGGAGGAGGTGAGGGACTGCATCGCCAGCTCCTACGAAGCCAGAGTGCGAGCGAGATCGACCACCGCGGCGCGATGGCTGGCGCTCTTGATGCAGGCGAAGGCCTTCGCGAGCTTGGCGCCGTCTTCCGAGGCCAGCAGCTTGAAGGCCTCCGGCTCCGCTGCTTCCATCCCGCCCGCGCCGAGTAGATCAGCAGGCGTGGTGTTGAGAGCTTTGGCAATGCCGAGTAGGCGGCTGCCGGAGACCCGGTTCTTGCCCTTCTCGTATTTCTGGATTTGCTGAAACGTGACCCCGACAATTGCGCCGAGATCGGACTGGCTCATCCCGGCGTTGAGCCGGTACGCCTTGATGCGCTCTCCGATTGCAAAGTCGCCGGCTTCTGCTTGTCGAGGCATTGCGCGCTCTCCCGTATCTGATGGGAGAGAACGTAAGTCGGAAATTTCCGACTGTCAACATAAAAGTCGGAAAAATCCGACAGTGGCTGACAGGTTGTATTCTGCCAGTTTGGTTAAGCTGAAACTCGAAATGGCGTAGATCGAGCCTTTAACAGCCCTGATCGCCCGACGCCCATCGTTGGGCAGACTGAACCATGCGCTCGGCGCCGAGCGTATTCCCGGACTTTGTCGTCATCCGCGACCCGGTCCCGGCCTTCTCGATCTTGATGCTCAGATAATAGTTCCGCGCACCCCAGTTGATCAGAGAAGTCCTGATCTCGCCGTAGCCGAGGTCCGGGAAAAGGTCGGTATCGACCGCCATAGATGCATAGGCGCCGACATTCCCCGCCATGCACTGCCGCGCCGCCGACGACACTCGCCTGTATATCTCTTGGTAATTCTCAGCGAACGACTGGCTACTAGGAGCAGCCTTGGCTTCAAGCTCGGCCGGCGTCGATGAGCATCCAGAGAGAAGCAATGCCGGGCTGAATGCGATGGCGATCCATCGGGGCGTCACGATTCGCCACCCATCATGATCTTGTGGACGTGGATCACGCGATTCGCTGGGAAGGATAGTATCTTCTTGGGATTGAGCTGCCGCACCTTGAGCACCTTATCATCGCGCGAAACGAAACGCTTTACCCATCCGTGAACCTGACCATCGCTCTGAATCTGGACCACGACATAATCGTCCTTCTTCACGGGCGCGTAGGGGTGAACGTAAACCACCTCGCCGTGCTGGTAGCGCTCCAGCATCGAATCCCCGATCACGTAGACTGCATAAGCGTCTGGAACGCCAACTAATTTTGGCGGAGCCTCAACTTCTCCGAAGTATTCGTCGGGGTTAAAAATCAGCGCCCCGTCTTTTCCGCCCATGGTTTGGCCCCTTATCGGAACTCTTGAAAACCCTAAAACGGGTTCCCCGATACGGGCATTGTGAACCAAAGTTTCAGGTTGCGAATGCTGCTTTTTACCATCGGACGTTAATGTTTCGTTAATGGTTAATGGTTGCGATCCGTTCAAATCTGCAACCGTCCACCGGAGCGCTTGCGCAACCAGAGGCGCCTTAGCCTGGTTGAACGACTGCTTTTTCCCTTCTACCAGATCCCGAATATAGTTCCGCTCAAGTCCCGGCACTTGCTCGGCGGCCTCTACCGGGCCAACGAGCAGTTCAGCCAGACGTGCGATAACCCTTTGTTGCAACTCATTCTTCGGCATATCGGATTTATCCGACCGAACGAGCAGCAAAGCCAGTGGGATTATTCCGACTTTTTCGCTTGTAAAGTCGGAAAATTCCGACTATGTTTTCCGTCATCATGGAAAACGAACTTCGCGACAACCTGCTGCTTTGCGCCACGGCATACTCGGCGGCCAGTAAGCGCGGGCTTTCGACGCTCGGCCGCCTTGCCGCGGGTGATTGGCGGTTCTTCGAGCACCTGAATGATGACCAGCGGACCTTTACGGCCCGCAAATACGACGAGGTCATTCAGTGGTTCTCCGATAACTGGCCTGAGACTGCAGTTTGGCCGGAGGCTGTTGCGCGTCCCACTGCCGCTGAGCAGGCAGGTGCTGCATGAGCATCATCGACTGCCTGCTGCTCTGGACTATCGCCAGCTTCATGCTTGGCCCGGTCATCGGTCGCTTCCTAAAGCGGAGGCTCGGATGAACGAGACATCGACCATCCCATTTCCAGATCTGGTGTTCGTGTCCCCCAAGGCGAACCCCAGCGCGGCGGCTGCCGTCCCCCCGGTAGCTGCCGCACCCCATTCAGTCGTCGCGGATTCCGATCGCGGCGCGCCAGCCTTCGGGCAGCCCTCCTTGGGCGTTTCCTCCCTTGACTTAGCGGCGGCGTCTTCGGGCGTCGCCGCTCTTTCTTCGGACGTCTCCAGCAAGAACGCGACCACGTTTCTCGTGGCTGCTGCGAGCAGGATCATTTCGAAGCCGTCTTCCACCGCGTTCATCCCAACCACCTGAAATTTGAAGGAGAAGTCCATGCTGAATTTGTGCGCGTACCGGCTTGGGAGGGCACTCCCAATCGCCTCCCAAAATCCGGATCGGTCCCAATTCCTTGGGAGGTTCGCATGACGGACGCATCGATCATGCTGAAAGAGTTCTCGCAGCCGTGGCGCCCTGGCGAATTCGTCAAGGACGTGATCGCTCGCATTGCGCCGCATGTCGGACTGACTGCCACCCGCGCCGGAGACATCTGGTACGGCAAGGCGCGCCAGATCAAACCCGACGAACTCGCGCGGATTGCGGACGCGCTCAGCAAAAAGAGAGCAAGGGCGGTCTGGAATGCAATTCATGAACTCGAAGTCGAGATCGCCAAGCTTAAGGCGGTCGTTGCTGGATCTGATCAGGACTTCGGCCAGCCAGTGGCTTCTGGCGATAGCGCAAGGCTTCGTGTGGTTAGCGAAACGCGTCGCGCCGCCGGCGGAAGAGGCTGATCACCATGGCTCCAGCGGTGACGAGAATAGAACTCAACAACGCTGACGACATCATCGCAGAGCCGCGCGTGGTGCCGATCCGCCGGCGCCAGGTTAACGGCGTCGGCACATCCGATAGCGCCTGCAAGGGTAAGTCCGGTTTCGAGGCCAAGTCTATGGCCGATGTCGCCGCCCGTCGCCTTGCAGGTCTCAGTTCATATCGCTGTCCGCACTGCCGTCTTTGGCACGTCGGCAATCGGAATAAGGGGTGAGGGTATGAGCGTTCTCCATAATCCGCGCGCTGGACAAACGCCTTCGCAGATCGATGCCCGCAAGCAAAAGCGGTCCTTCGAGGTGGCCATCCTGAAGCGGGCCGCTGATCTTGCGCAGCGCATCGGTGCTGCGTCGGCCTCCGAGGCGATCACAGAGCCCGCCGTTTCAGCTGTCATCATTCCAATCTCTCAAGACCAAGCGACAGCGCTGCCAGTCGAGATCGTTCCCGTCGAATGCAATGCGGTGTTCGTCTCGGCAGACGCTGCGCTGGATCTGGGTGCAGCAGTTGACCCCGCGCCGGTCATTTCGATCGATCGTGTGCAGCGGGCGATAGCGCGAGAATACGGCGTCACCCGCATGGACCTGATCTCGCCGCGGCGGACGAAAGACATCGTTCTCCCTCGCCAGATCGCCATGTATCTCGCGCGCCAGATGACACCGCGGTCGCTTCCTGAAATCGCCCGGCGCTTCGGCAATCGAGACCACACCACGGCAATCCATGCCGTGAGGAAGATCGCGGCAATGGTCGAAGCGGACCCAGCTGTCGCCGACCGGGTCAGCTATCTCAAAGCAAGAATTTCATCGGGGGCTGGAATCTGATGCGCCGCGGTTCATTTTGGAACGAGACAACGATCGAGCAGATGCGCAGCCTGGCCGCAGAAGGCGTCGCTCACTCCCAAGTCGCTACCGCGCTCGGTGTCAGCGTCAACAGCGTCGTTTCGGCAGCGGCCTTCTACGGAGTGACTATCGCCCGGCACACAGCCGAGGAGCGTACGGCGTTCCTGGAGCGCGAACGGACCCGCATCAGGGCGACGAAGCAAAAGCATAAGCACAAGGTGGTTGCCGAGACTCGCAAGGCCGCCGGGCTGCCGCCGGTCAGCAAGACATCGCCGGAGTATCGAAACCAGCTGCCGAAGATTGGCGAGCAGAGCAAATCGCAATTGCGCGCCATGCTGGCCACAGCTTTGAGCAACACAGCGGAGATGTCCGTCTGATGACCAAGCACATCAAAACAACCGCCGTCCGCCCGGCTGAAAACCCCAAGCACGAGAACTGGAAACGACGCCAGCGCCGCAAGCGCCAGGCCGCGGCTATGGCTGCTGAGCGGCGGGAGGAGGCGGGGATGGTGTTTCGTGCGGCTGCTGAGGAGCGCTTCTGATGGGCGAGAACAGCAAGATCGAATGGACGGATCACACGTTCAATCCGTGGATGGGCTGCACGAAAGTAAGCCCGGCCTGTGACGGCTGCTACGCCGAAGCCATGATGGACCACCGCTATGGCAAGGTGAAGTGGGGCCCGCATGGCGATCGCGTCCGCACGGCGCCGTCGAACTGGAAGCAGCCGATCCGCTGGGACAAGGAAGCCAAGGCTGCCGGCACACGCCCGCGCGTGTTCTGCGGCAGCCTTGCCGACGTGTTCGACAATCAGGTGCCGCTGGAATGGCGCCATGACCTGTTCAATCTCATCCAAGCCACGCCGAACTTGGTTTGGCTGCTGCTGACGAAACGCCCGCAGAACATCGTGAAGATGGTCAAGCAATCAGGCTGCGTTGCTGGCAATGGCACTCGGTATTTGCCGTCGAATGCCGCGATCGGCACGACGGTTGAGGATCAGGAGCGCGCAGACCTCAATATCCCGGCTCTGTTGGATGCAAAATATGATCTGGGGCCAGCCTTCGCCTTCCTGTCCTGCGAGCCGCTGCTTGGCGGGATCGATCTGGAGCGCGTCACGGTTCGCGTTGCCGGGGAGCCTGCGGCTTGGCGTCACTACGTTAACGCGTTGACTGGCGAGGTTTTTGACGACGCCAGCGGCACGATTGACGGCGCATACGAAGCTGGCCAGGCACCGAAAATAGACTGGGTGATTGCCGGCGGCGAAACTGACCAGGGCAAGCACAAAGCGCGGCCGACGCATCCCGATTGGATTCGGGCGTTGCGCGATCAGTGCGCAGCAGCCGGAACGGCCTTCCATTTCAAGCAGAACGGCGAATGGATCTCCGAAACCGTCGCCGGCACCGAAGTTGAGATGGCCGACTTGGCGCCAAATCAGGCCGTGGCTTGGGGCGACGGTGCCACGAACCACGTCCGTTACACGAAGGTCGGCAAGAAGATCGCCGGCCGTCTCCTCGACGGCATCGAGCACAACGGCTTTCCGCAGGTGTCTGCATGACGGTCGAAACGTTTCTCAATGGCCGGGTGACCCTGCACTGCGGCGACAGCCGGGAAGTGCTCAAGGGCATTCCGGACTGCTCGATCGACAGCGTGGTCTGTGATCCGCCCTATGCGTTGGTGTCGATCGTCAAGCGGTTCGGCGCAGGCGGGGCGCCGGTAAGGGTGCCAGAAGGCGGTAGCGGCGCCTATGCGCGCGCCTCGGCCGGCTTCATGGGCAAGACGTGGGATACTGGCGAGACGGCGTTTGCCGCAACATTCTGGGCGGAATGTTTGCGCGTGCTGAAGCCCGGCGGCCATGTCGTCGCGTTTTCCGGTACGCGAACCGTGCATCGCATGGTCTGCGCAATCGAGGATGCCGGCTTCGAAATCCGAGATAGCCTGCAATGGCTTTACGGCTCGGGTTTTCCGAAAAGCCATGACGTCAGCAAAGAACTCGACAAGAAGGCCGGGCATTGGCGAGGACGAGCCGGGGAGGTCAAGATTGCGGAACAAGTTGCGAAGGGCGCCGAGTATATTCGGGGCGAGAAGGGCGATCCAATAACGCAGGAAGCTATTCAGTGGCAGGGCTGGGGCACCGCCCTCAAGCCAGCCGTCGAACCCATCTGTCTCGCTCGCAAGCCTTTGGTGGGCACTGTTGCCCGCAACGTGCTCGAGCATGGGACTGGCGCCATCAATATCAATGGCTGTCGCGTTGGGACCGATGAAAACCTGGACGGCGGCGGTTACGGGGGCGGTAATCGTCACGACGGCACCGAAAACTGGCGGATGCGCAATGGTGGCGCCGGCGAGTTTGTTCAGCCTATCGGTCGCTGGCCTGCCAACGTCATCCACGATGGCAGCGCCGAAGTGCTGGCAGCGTTCCCGGAGACAACGGTTACGGGCGTTCGCTCCGATGCGAGCAAGGAGCGCTGGTCCAACGCCGAATCCACACTGCCTGGCCAAGGCGGGACGAACCACAAGGGCATCGAATACCCCGGAGATTCCACTTCGGCGGCGCGTTTCTTTTACACGGCGAAGGCTGACGCCAACGATCGGCTCGGCTCCAAGCATCCGACGGTCAAGCCCGTTGATCTCATGCAGTGGCTCTGCCGGCTTGTGACGCCAAGGGGCGGAACGGTGCTGGATCCGTTTGCCGGCACCGGCACCACCGGTGAGGCTGCATTCCGCGAAGGCTTCAACGCGGTCCTTATCGAGCGCGAAACCGAATACCAGGCCGACATCCGCCGCCGCATGGCGCTTGTGATGTCGGGCCCGGAAGAGCGCAAGCGCGAGTCCATCAAGGCGAAGCTGGGATCTGTGCCATTCGAGGCCGGCTCACTCTTCTCCGGTCTGGAGGCCTCATGAGCAAGCACAGCACGAGAAACGAAGCGAGGGGCCCGGCATGAACCGAACGCCATTACCGAACCGCCGATCGCACGAGACCGTCAGCTTTGAGCACTGGGGCATGCAGTATGTCGCCGGCATCGGCCGGGCTACGCCGCGCGCCCCGATCTCTGAGGTGTTCATCAACTGCGGGAAGACCGGCGGTCAGTCGGAGACGCTGGCGCGGGACAGCGCGGTGCTGCTCAGCCTGGCGCTGCAATACGGCGTGCCGCTGGACGTCATTGGCCACGCGCTCACCCGCAATGCTGACGGCGCGCCCTCGGGCCCCATCGGCGCGCTGGTCGATCTCATGGGAGAGCCAGCATGAGCGACGCGGTCAATCATCCGCAGCACTACAACGCCCACGGCTCGGGCATTGAGTGCATCCAGATCACCGAGCACATGAATTTCAACCTCGGCAACGCCGTCAAGTACATCTGGCGCGCCGGCCTCAAGGCTGAAGACCCGATCACCGACCTACGCATGGCCGCGCACACGTCCTCAAAGCCAGCCCGTGCGGAGGCATCATGACCCAGGCAGCAAAGAAGCAGCGCAAGGTGATCGGACGCATGATCAATGGCGAACTACACATCATTGCGGAGGTGGTGCAGTTTGTTAGTTCGCGGCTCGGCGACGTTTCATGTGAAACGGAACGAGAACACGAGAGCGAATGGCATCGTGTAGCCGTCACCGACGGGCGGAGTGCCAACCCATGATCCCGATCACGACAGATGATGCCGTAAAATTCCTGCGCGAGGCTGCGAGATACTTCGGCAACCGCCCGACTGACGGCGAAGATCGCGCGTTTTGGGCGAACGTGACGAATGCTGAGGCGTGCACGCGCATTGCCGACATGCTGGGCGCATTGCCGAAGCCGAAGGTGAAGCCGGTCCGCATCTACGAGGTGAGCGTCGACGGCTGGGGTGAGGCGAAGTATTCCGCCAGGTCGCCCGGCAAGGCCCGAGCGCGCGCCTATAGCGATTGGACGAGCGCCGCCGGCAGCAGCAAGTCGTTTGGCGAATTCCTGACTATGTCCCGCGTTCGCCGGGTTGCTGAGACGCCGGGCCATGGTGATCGCATCGTGGTCTCAGGCCGGACTGTAACGCGTGTCTATCATCCACTCATTGGCAATGGCGCTGTCTTCTACATGCGCGACGACGGCGACGAAGTGCTGTCCTCACACCCGCTCGACGTGTCGCCCGCGCCAGCCGTTCAAGGGGAGGGCTGAGGGATGGCGTCAGTCTTCCAACGAATAGTGCTTCCGCAACTCGGCTTGTATGCGGTTGATTTGCTCAACGAAACCCGCGCGCTTTTTCGTAGCCCTGCGAGAAATCGCGACGGACCAGCCGAGTGTCCTGTGAGGGACTACGGCGATCGCCATATGGGGCGTGGCAATCGGATCGTTTTGCCTGAGCCGTTCGACGATCAGAAAAGTCAGGTCGTCCGCGGAGATGCGTTTTTTACTCATGAGGCACCTATCGCAGAGACCAAACGTCTCGCCAAGGGGAGGGACTGGCATGGCCAGCAATAACACCGGCATCGACGACCAGGCCACCCACAGCTTCGCCAAGGATCAGCTGAAGGCGATCGTGGAGCGGATAGAGCGCTGCGAGGAGGAGAAGAAGGTCATCTCCGACGACATCAAGGACATCTACGGCGAAGCAAAGGGCAACGGCTACGACGTGAAAGCCCTGCGCACCATCATCCGCATGCGCAAGCAGGATGCCAATGACCGCGCCGAGCAGGAGACGATCCTGGAGACATACCTCAGCGCGCTCGGGATGCTCTGACGTAACGTTACACCGTAACGGCACCGTAACGTTACATCCTCCGCACAAATGGAATTCCTACGATGTCACGCTGGTTTCGGGTTTACGACGATGTCATTAACGATCCGAAGCTGCTGAAGCTGCCGGAAACGTTGCGCTGGCAGTGGCTGGCGATGCTGTGCGTGGCGTCGAAGAATGGTGGCAAGCTGCCGTCGAACGAGGACATCGCACTCATGTTGCGCGTCCCCGAGGCAAAGGCTGCCGAGTTCGTCACCAAGCTGGTCAAGGCCAAGCTGATCGACAACGTCGATGGTGCCTTCGTCCCTCACAACTGGGAAGGTCGGCAGTTCAAGAGCGACACGTCGAACGACCGGGTCAGGAAGCACAGGGATGGAAAACGTAACGTTACAACGAAACAGGAGTGTAACGTTACATCACCGTTGCATGTAACGGCCCCAGAAGCAGAAGCAGAAACAAAGACAGAATCAGAGCAGAGCAGAGCAGACGCCGGCGCCCCGATTGATGAGGAATTTGGAAGGAAGCTCGCAGCACTGACCGTGAGCGTCGGGCTGGCTTTCTCCACCCGTTGCATGCCCGTTCCGCCGCTCACCCGGCTGTCGCTGTGGCTGCAGCAGGGCTACGCACAGGGAACTGTCCTTGGGGCCATCGACCGGGTGCTGAAGCGAGGCCGTGCGATCTCAACCCTCGACTATTTCGACGCTGCGATCGCTGAAGACCACGCCAAGGTGCCGACGCTGGTGAGGGCTGAGCCCGAGGTCGATCGCAGCAACTGGTTCATCGTCGTCGAGGGGACGCTGGAGCATACCTGCCACAACATCATCCGCAAGGAACGTGGCGAGCGTCCGCTGTTCCTTTGCGTGCAGGTCGGCAAGGACGGCACCGTCTACGAGCGGGCAGCGAAATGCCCCACGCTCTTCCCGCCCGAGTTCAACGACTTCGGCGAACGTATTCCCCCATCAGCAGAGGATGCAGCTTAATGCCCGGCATGCCATTCATGATGAGCGGTTGGCGACCCACTGCTGAAACGCGGCTAGTTCAGGGTTGGTTTCGCGTCAGACTGCAGCGGCTTTACGAGCACCGTGACGGCCGCCGCGAGTGGCGGAAGGAGGTCAGCATGGCTGTGCTTCCATCTCAGCCGTGTGTGATGCCGATGCCGCCGGTGAACCCAACGATGGGAGCGCGCCAGCGGAATGTGCCTCCGCCGCCGCCTCCGACCACGGTCATGACGGGCGGCTTCCCCAAGCCGTTCTGGATCAAGTAGCAGCCGCGTCAGTCTAAATTCTCGAAGATAGGAAGCATGGAAATGAGCGCGGCAGCAAAGCGGGTCTATTCGGGTTGGCATATCGTGCGCGTAGAGCCGGGAAGGGAGTTCTCAGTCGTGGCTGCCATGACAGACCGGCGGTTCGAGGCGATGTGCCCCGCTGATTACTATCGGCGCCGCACCGGCCGGCGGGACCAGCAGGGCCGTGCGATCTTCTCGACCGAGCCGACGCCAAAGGCTTTCATCCCAGGCTATGTGTTCGCCAAGTTCGATGCCGAGCCGGATCGTGATGGGATCAAAGCCGTCCCCCACGTCTGGGGATTCCAGATGGTGATCGTCGGCGATGGCCAGGAGCGGTATGGCGTTCTCACGGAGGCCGAGGTGCAGGATCTGCGAACAGCCGACGAGGTGAACTTCGAGGCCTTTCGGCTCGCGCTGCTGCCGAAGTCGGAGCGGAAGCCTGCCGTCGAGTTCAAGGAGGGTAAAGCTGTGCGCTTCACGACCAAATTCGGCCAGGAGATTTATGGCCTGATGATGCAGAAGAAGGGCGGCAGTATGGTCAAGGTGATGACCGGCCATATGGCTTACACCGTGTCGCAGTTCGATCTGCAGGAAGGAGCCGCAGCATGACCGCGGACCAAGCGCTTGAAGTGGCTTACAATAGGCTGATGGATCAGGCTGACGCTCACTCAAATGAGGAAAAGGCGTCCGTATTGCGTTATGCTGCGCAGGTTGTTCTTTTCGGTCATTCGGATGCCGACAGAGTAGTTGGTGACCGGATTGTGAATAAGCCGAAGATATAGTTGCTATCACGGCGCAAATCAGGCATGGCTCAATCCTCCTAAGTCGAGGCTTTCGATCCGGCTTGTGACCGGCGTATTCGCCCCGCACCTGCGCAGCAGGTAGATCGGACCGCTTCATGGTCCCGCGCGCCGCGTCTCCGTATCCCCGCTGTCTATCGAGCGCGCCGGTCAGACAGCGGCACTCATTCGTGATCATGTATCTCCGCACCAACAGTCCGGCACCTGGTCGGCCGATTGACCGTGAGGCTATCAAGGCCTCCGGCTTCAAGAACGCAGGCATCCTCGTGGCGGATCTCGATGATCCCCGGCTCAGCTGGGTAGATCGCGAGGAGCTGAAACGCATCGGCACCAAGCTTTACGGCCCCAAGGCATCGTAACCCGTCGCAGCCAAGCCCTCATTGCTTGGCGTCCGGACGCGGATAGCGACGGGGAGAAAATATCATGGCGGCTGGAATGATTGTTCTCACCGGTGACCGTTCCGCTGCTTTGGGTATCTACGCGTTGAATCGTATGGCGACCTTGGAATTCGATCATAGCTTCGAGATGCCGAAGCAAGAGCGCTTCATACCAAGTTCGATGCCAAGACACCCGCGATCGCACGATCGAATGTACTTGGATGGCGGCACTCATTGGCCGGACAGATGGATGTTTGAGTGACTATGTCCTACTTCATCGGTGACGTAGAGACGCAGGGTGACCAGCCGATCGATGCCCACAACGTCATCCGTGTAGCCTTTACGCCCAAGACCACAGATGGCGGCAAGGCCAGGATCAAGCGCAGGCGAGAGCATATGCGCATGAGGATCGGTGAGCCGGTGATCGATAAGGCTGACGACATCCTGATGCACCCGGTGGACACGTCGCCTAGCGAGATGAACCCTGCCCAAGCCGATTGATCGGCGCGCCTATCGGCGCGAGGGTAGGCACAGGCAGGAGAGACATTGTGGGCTTGAAGCTGCTGAAGCCCATGCTGACCACCAAGCCGCCGCGGCTATCGTATGCACCAGGCGACGCTGTCGCTGCCGACCTGTCCCGCAACCGATTGGCGCCATGGCGCCAGTGGTACAAGACGAAGCGATGGCAGCAGCTGCGGCACGAGGTGTTTCTTCGTGACTCCTATCGGTGCCAACGCTCAGGTGATCTGGCCATAGGCCGATACCCTGCGCCGCATAGCCCGGTGGCCAACCACAAGATCCCGCATCGAGGCGATCCGGCTTTGTTCTGGGACATCAACAACATCGAGACAGTCACCAAGGCTGTGCACGATAGCCTGATTCAATCGGAGGAGCGGCAGCAGTACCCATAAGGGGGGGGGATTCGGTTCCTTTTAGGCGGCTTCACCTAAGGACCGGCGCTCTACTCATGTGCAGATTTTTTCCTGGGTGGAGAAATTGAGGGTGCGTACTGCTCTGCGTACTAGCAATGGCGGATGACAAAAAGCCTATCGACTGGGCAGGCATCAAGCGAGATTACATCGCAGATTCAATGTCTAACCGCGAACTGGCGGCTTGGTATTCGATCTCGGAAGGCGCCATTCGCAAGCGCGCGAAGAAAGAGGAATGGGTCAAGGTTGGTACGCAGCCTGAAGTGCGTACCGAGCCGCGAACGATAACCATTGTTCAGACCCCGGTCACACCGGAGACGACCAGCCCTGAAGCGATCGTTGGTCGGGGCCGGAACCTGACCCTTCGATTGCTCGATGAGCTCGACGCGACCACATCTAAGCTCGGTGAGCTCGAGATGATCATCGACACCGCGGTTGACGGCGAGGACCGGGTCAAGGCGAAGGAAGCCCTGAACCAGGTGATCTCGCTCAAGCAACGGGCCGAGGTGCTGAAGTCTCTCGCGCTCGCCGCCAAGACGCTGAACGAGTCAGGTGCCGCGGTAGACGGGGGCAAGAAGGCCCAGCGCCAGCGTTCAGCCGAGCAGGTGGCTTCGCCAGGAAGCAAATTCGCTCCGCCGGCGGCGCCTAAGACGGTCTCTACGCACTGATGGCCGATGTTGAGTGGACAACGGCTTGCCCGGACTGGCGGGAGCGGATTGTCCAGCGCAGGTCGCTCATCCCGAGCCCACTGTTCGCCGACGAGGCGGCTGCGGCGCTCGATGTGTTCAAGTCCCTGCGCATCGTCGATGCTCCGGGCAAGCCAACCTTCGGCGAGGCATGCGAGCCGTGGGTTTTCGATTTCGTCGCAGCGATCTTCGGGGCCTATAACCCGGACACCGCGCGGCGCATGATCCGCGAGTTCTTCCTGCTCATCAGCAAGAAGAACTCAAAATCGACCATCGCCGCAGGCATCATGGTGACGGCGCTGATCCGCAACTGGCGGCATTCCGCGGAGCTGCTGATCTTGGCGCCGACTATCGAAGTCGCGGCCAATGCGTTTCACCCGGCGCGCGACATGATCCGCGAGGATCCGGAACTGGACTGGCAGCAGGGTGGCCTGCTCCATATCCAGGATCACATCCGGACGATCACACACAGGACCACGAACGCGGTCTTGAAAGTGGTTGCCGCCGACAATGAGACTGTGTCGGGCAAGAAAGCAGCGTTCGTCTTAGTCGACGAGCTCTGGCTGTTCGGCAAGAAGCCAAACGCAGATTCGATGCTGCGAGAGGCGACGGGCGGGCAGGTTTCGCGGCCCGAGGGTTTTGTGATCTATCTCTCGACGCAGGCGGACGCCGAGCCGGCCGGGGTGTTCAAAGCGAAGCTCGACTATTTCCGCAATGTGCGGGATGGCAAAATCGAGGATCGCAAAAGCCTTCCGGTGCTTTACGAGTTCCCGGAAAAGATGATCGAGGCCGAGTCCTATCTCGATCCGGCTTTCTTCTATGTCACCAACCCGAACATTGGCAGATCTGTCGATGCGGAATGGCTGGTCGATGAGCTCAAAAAGGTCAAGGACGCGACCGGCGGCGAGTATCAGGTCTATCTCGCCAAGCATCTGAACGTAGAGATCGGGTTGCGGCTCGCGAACAATCGCTGGGCTGGCGCCAATTACTGGGAGCGCTGCGCAAACAAGACGCTCCGTGATCTTGATGTGCTCCTTGCCCGCTGCGACGTGGTTGTGGTCGGCGGTGACGGTGGCGGCCTCGACGATTTGCTCGGCTTGGTTCTGTTGGGCCGAGATCGCGACACGCGGAAGTGGCTGCTTTGGGCGCATGCATGGTGTCAGCCGGACGTGCTGAAACTTCGCCAAGAGATCGCGCCGCGGCTCCGAGACTTCGAGAAAGAGAAGTCGCTTACGATTTGCCAGTACCCGACGCAGGATGTCGAAGAGCTGGCCGACATTATCGAGAGGGTGAAGGACGCTGGATTGCTGCCAGAAGAGGCGGCGATCGGGCTCGACCCTTTCGGTGTCACGGCGATGATCGAAGAGATGGTGTCCCGCGGCATCGAAGAGAAGCAGCTGCAGGGCATCGCACAGGGCTACAAGCTGAACGGCGCGGTGCTCGGGCTCGAGCGCAAGCTCGCCGACGGCACAATTGAACACGACGGCTCGGCTCTGATGAACTGGGTGGTTGGTAACGCAAAGGTTGAGAAGCGCGGCAACGCCGTGCTGGTCACCAAACAGACGGCCGGCAAGGCTAAGATCGACCCGCTAATCGCAGCTTTCAATGCGGTGATGCTGATGTCTCGAAACCCCGAGGCGAAGCGCAACCCCGAATTCCAGATGATGTTCGTCTAAGGAAACATGCCATGAACGCGCTCACTCGCGCATATTCGGTCATCGAGGTGAAAGCTCTTGATGAGAAGCGCCGGCAGTTCTCCGGATGGGCCACAACTCCGGCCATGGATCGCGTGCAGGACACCATCAATCCGATGGGCGCCAAGTTCGCCAACCCGCTCGTGCTGCTGCACCAGCACAATCATGACGCGCCGATCGGCAATGTCACTTTTGAGAAGCCGACGTCGAAGGGCATCAAGTTTCAGGCAGAGATGCCGATCATCAGCGATGCTGGCCCGCTCAAGGATCGTGTCGATACCGCATGGGGCGAGATCCAGCATGGTCTGGTGCGTGCAGTGTCCATCGGCTTCCGTCCGCTGAAGTATGCCTTCAAAGACGATGGCGGCATTGAGTTTCAGGAGATCGAGATTTTCGAGCTCTCCACTGTGTCGATCCCCGCCAATGCAGAGGCGATCATATCTGCTGTCAAATCTATCGACCGCGGCCTGCGCGATGCCGCCGGCGTGGTCGACTCCGAGATTCCGATCGATCCCAAGAGCGTAGCCGCGACAGGCAAGGGCGCTCGCGTGGTTCGATTGGCTGAACCCGCCCGCGATCGGGCTTCGCCTTTCATCATTCGCTCGATCAAACGGTAGGAGCTACCAATGAGCAAGTACGCAGAACAGATTTCGGCCTTCGAAGCGAAGCGCGCTTCGCTCGTCGCCGGCATGGAAGCGATCATGGACAAGGCCGCGTCCGATGGCTCGACGCTCGACGCGTCCCAGACGGACGAGTACGACGGCTTTGCCAAGGATATCGACGCGGTCGATAAGCACATCGAGCGCCTCCGCACGCTGGAGAAGGCTGCCGCCGCCTCGCCGAAGACCGTCGTCAAGGGCGGCAACCAGGCCGACGCCACGGACAGCCGCGCTGTTGCCTCCCCCATCATCCTGAAAAAGGGCGACAAGGACGAGGCGTTCCCGGGCCAGAACTACACCCGCATGGTGATCGCCAAAACGCTTGCTCGCATCGACGATGTGTCGGCGGTCGGCGTCGCTCACCAGCGCTGGGGCAAATCCGCTCCTCAGCTGGTCGAAACCATCAAGGCCGCGGTCGCTGGCGGCGGCACGGAGTCGGGCGAGTGGGGTGCCGAACTGGCGCGCGCCGAAAACTACACCGGCGACTTCATCGAGTATCTCTACAGCCGCACGGTGTTCGACAAGCTGCCGCTTCGCGAAGTGCCTGCGAACGTCAACATCAAGGGCCAGGACGGCGCGGCCACCGGCTACTGGGTCGGTCAGTCCAAGTCGATCCCGGTCAGCAAGGCGGACTTCATGGACGTCACTCTGACGCCGCTGAAGGTCGCCGCGCTCGCCGTCGTGTCCAAGGAGTTGCTGCGGGATGCGTCGCCGTCGGCTGAAAAGCTGGTCCGCGATGCTCTTGTCGAGGCGTCTGCCCAGCGTGTGGATCAGACCTTCCTCGGCGCGGCTGCAGCGGTTAGCGGCGTGTCGCCGGCCGGCATCCTCAATGGCGTGACGGCGAAGACCAGCGCCGGCAACGACATCGATGGCGTGATCGCGGACGTGAAGGCGCTCTATGCGGACTTCATCGCCGCGAAGAATGCCAGCGGGCTGCAATTCGTCACCACCGAGTCGCTCGCGAAGTCGGTCGGCCTGCTGCAGAACGCGCTCGGCAACTGGGCCTTCCCGGGCATGACCGCTGCTGGCGGCTCGCTGCTGGGTGATCCGATCATCGCTGGCGGCAATGTCGGCGCCGGCGACCTGATCCTCCTGCGTCCGTCCGACATCTACAAGATCGGCGATCGCGGCGTCGAGGTCTCGCTCTCCACCGAAGCGGCTATCCAGATGGACAGCGCGCCGGACGGCGCCAGCGATACCCCGGTGGCGAACGCGAGCGTCGTTTCGATGTTCCAGACGGACTCGGTGGCCATCAAGGTCGTCCGCCCGCTGAACTTCGCCAAGCGCCGCGCTTCGGCCGTCGCTTACATCGGCGATGCCGATTACGGCGCGATCTCGGGCTAACCGAAACAGGAGCGGGCGGTTCGCCGCCCGCTTCCTTTCATGTGAGGACGCAATATGCGCAATCTGATCGCCACCAAGCCTTTCGTGTATGCCACTCGACGCCTGAAGGCGGGAGAGGGTTTCATCGTTCGATCGGGAAAGGACGAGCGTGTTCTTCTGGCGCTCGGCAAGGCGACTCGTGGCGTTCCCGCCGCCGGCGCGCCGGCCGAGCCCGAGCAGGATCGTCAGGAAGTCGATCCGGAACTGCGGGATCTGCGCGGCGAATACAAAGCAGTCACAGGTAGGCCGCCCTTCATGGGGTGGAATGCCGACAAGCTCACCAAGAAGATTGCTGCGGCGAAAGCCGCTAAAGCGAAGGGCTGACCTTGCGCGTCTTCGGTCTTCCGATCCCATTCACAAGCACGTCCGCAAAGGCGCTCTCGCCTGTGGCGGAGGCGCGTGGCTGGTACACGATCTTGGAGCCGTTCGCCAACGCTTGGCAGCGGAACATCAAGGTCAATCGGGACAACGTTCTTTCGAATCCGGCCAACTTTGCGTGCAAGACGCTGATCGCGTCGGACCTTTCGAAGCTGCGCATCAAGCTGGTCGCAAAGGATTCTCACGGCATCTGGACTGAGGTCGAGAACGCGGCCTATGGGCCGGTGCTGCGGAAACCAAACCATTTCCAGACGCGAAACCAGTTCTGGGAAAGTTGGATGCTCTCGAAGCTTGGGCACGGCAACACATACGCTTTGAAAGAACGGGATAATCGCGGCGGTCAAGGCACCGGCAACGTCAAGGCGCTTTACATTCTCGACCCCGGTCTTGTGACGCCGCTCGTCTCCGACGATGGGTCGGTGTTCTATCAGCTGCAGCAGGACAATCTGTCTGGTCTGAAGATCGACGTGGTGGTGCCGGCCAGCGAGATCATCCACGATCGCTACAACTGCCTGTTTCATCCGCTTGTCGGCCTTTCGCCGATTTTTGCGAACGGTGTCGCCGCCACGCAGGCGCTGAATATTCAGAACGGTTCGGCGCGATTCTTTGGCAACCGCTCGATGCCAAGCGGCATTCTGACGGCGCCTGGTCTGATCGATCAAGTGACCGCCGACCGTTTGAAAGCGAATTGGGACGCGAATTACACGGGCGACAACGTTGGCAAGGTCGCCGTGCTCGGCAATGACCTGAAATTCGAATCCATGGCGACTAAAGCTGTGGATGCGCAACTGATCGAACAGCTGAAGTGGGCCGATACGGTGGTCTGCTCGACCTATCACGTTCCACCTTACAAGGTGGGTATCGGCCAGATGCCGTCGGTATCGAACGTCCAAGCACTGAACCTTGAATACTATTCGCAGGCGCTGCAGCACTTGATCGAGGCTGCCGAGGAATGCCTCGATGCCGGCCTTGGCATCGGCTATGGCTCAAACCTTGGTGTCGAGTTCGATACTGACAACCTGCTGCGTATGGATAGCATCACGCAGATGGAAGTGATCGATAAGGGCAAGAACACCCTCACGCCCGACGAGGCGCGAGCGCGGATCAATCTCGGTCCGACGCCTGGTGGCAATGTTGTCTATCGACAGCAGCAGGATTTCAGCCTTGCGGCGCTCGCAAAGCGAGATGCACAGGAAGACCCGTTCAAGAAAAGTGACGGTGCGGCCGTGTTGCCGCCGCCGCCAATTGACGATGACGGCGCCGACGATAACGAAGCGCGCGGCCTGATCGCCGCGTCTCTCCTTCGCAAAGAGCTTGGTCTGTATCGGGAAGCAGCATGAAGACTGAGCAGATCAAGGCGATGATCGTTGAGCTTGCTCCGGTCATCCGTGAATTCGTGGCTTCGGAACAGGAGCCGCTTTTGAAGCGGATTGCCGAATTGGAAGCTCGGGAACCATTGCGCGGCGAAAAGGGCGAGGATGGTCGCAATGGCATCGATGGCGCGGCGGGCCGCGATGGCGCCAATGGTAAAGATGGCGCAGCGGGCCGCGACGGAGTGGACGCCACGCCGGTGACGGATGAGCAGATTGCGAGCGCTGTCGCTCGGTACCTTGAGATCAATCCACCGGCGGCTGGGAAGAACGGCGTGGACGGCGCCGCCGGCCGCGACGGCGTGGATGGTGCGGCTGGGCGGAACGGCGAGCCGGGCCAAAAGGGCGCGGATGGCCGTGATGGCATCGGACTGGCCGGCGCTGTCATCGATCGCGCCGGCGACTTGGTCGTCACGCTCACAAATGGTGAACACAAAAACCTGGGCCCGGTTCTGGGCAAGGATGGCACCAACGGCCGCGACGGATCTCCGGGAACGAAGGGCGCAGACGGTCGCGACGGCGCCGATGGCCTCGGCTTCGACGATTTCGATCTGATCGAAGGCGAGAAGGGGCTTACGCTTCGCTTCGCGCGCGGCGATGTCATAAAAGAATTCCCGCTCCCGGTTGTTATTGACCGCGGCGTCTGGCGCGACGGCCCGTATGCGAAGGGCTCGGGCACCAGCTGGGCAGGATCGTTCTGGATTGCGCAGCGAGACACGTCCGACAAACCTGATACGCCTGACAGCGGATGGCGCCTCGCTGTGAAGCGTGGCCGTGACGGCAAAGACGGCAAGGCTGCGTGATGGACCTGATCACTATCGAGGAAGCCAACGATCAGCTTCGGCTGGATCTCGAAGGCGACGACAGCAGCCCGCCGGACTATTCGGATGACATCCGTTTTGCCGAGATCGAGCGGATGATCGCCGCGGCAACGGCTGCTGCTGAGGACTACATGGCCTCCTATATCGCGCGCGAGACGCCGACATGGAACGCTGATACGGCTCCCCCGCAAGTAAAAGCTGCGACGCTCATGATCCTTTCCTGGCTCTGGGAGCATCGTGGCGACGAGGATGCGGACGCCGAAGGCTATCTGTCAGTCGCTGTGAAGTCGCTGCTGCACCGATACCATGATCCCGTCTGCGCCTGATTGGTCAGGCCAAACGGCCGTTGTCGTCGCATCGGGGCCGAGCGCCAAGGGTGTACCGCTCCGCCGGCTCCGCGGCATGGCGCGGTTTCTCGCCGTGAACGAAAGCTGGCGGCTCTGTCCTTGGGCTGATGCTCTTTATGCCTGCGACGGCGCCTGGTGGCGTCGGAACAGCGGTGTGCCGGAGTTCGCCGGGCTGAAACTGACATACGAGATCGCAGCTGCGCGTGAGTTCGGCTTGATGCGTGTCGCGATTGATCGCGCCAATCATTCGATACTCACTGGTGGGGAAGCGGTTGGCGACGGGGGCAACAGTGGCTTCCAGGCGCTGAACCTAGCCATCAACTGGGGTGCTAAGCGCATCCTGCTTGTAGGATTCGACATGTCGCTGGCCCATGGCGAGCACTGGCACGGCCGGCATGGCCGAGGGCTCAACAACCCGCGAGATGCCACGGTGCGAAAGTGGTTGGCGGCAGATTGGACAGCTCCTGCGGGCATCGCGGTTGTCAATTGCAGTCCGGAATCGGCGCTGGCCGCCTATCCGAAGATGAGCTTCGAGGAAGCGATCGCATGAAGCCCGCTCTGACGGCTGAGTTTGTCGCTGGTATTCTGCATTACAATCGGGAGACCGGCGAATTCACTTGGATAAGCGGACGGGGTAGCGCCAAAGCCGGTTCGGTCGCCGGTAGCCCCGACTCTGATGGATATATCGCTATCGGCATCGCCGGGGCGCGATACTTGGCGCATCGTCTTGCGTGGTTGGTCGAATACGGCTCATGGCCAGACGGCTGCGTCGATCATATCGACTGCATCAAGACCAATAACGCCGTTCGAAATCTGAGACTTGCCGATCAATCCCAGAACCGCTGCAACGTTAGGCGCCAGCGAGTAAACTCGACGGGTTTCAAGGGCGTTCACTATAACAAGCACGCTAAACGTTTTCGGGCCATTGCAAAGGCGCGGGGGGAAAGTCGGTTTCTCGGCTACTTTGATCGGCCTGAGGATGCGCATGCAGCCTACTGCGCTGCGATCGAAGAGATGCATGGTGAATATGCGAGGGCCGCATGACGCCGTTGCTTATTCGGGGGATGTTTGGACTCGGAGACAACATCCGCCAGCGTGCCATCGTCCGCCAGTTGATGGCGTCGCACGATGTCTGGATCGAGAGCAGCTGGGTCTCTGTTTATCACGATCTGATCGCCGAAGGGTTGAAGGTCATCCACAAGCCGACGCGTCTCCGCACGCAAGCGAAGAACGCGGCGCGCGAGAGTGGTTCATTCGTGAGGTCTCGGCCACCATCTGGCACGCGGTCTATGGCCGTCAATTATCCGCCGGAGATGGTTCGGCGCCACGGCTCGGTGATGGCTGCCATGTGCGCCGTGACCGCGACCGATATTGAGACTGCAGACTTTCAACTTCCGATTCCGATGGCGTGGCGCGCCAAAGCCGCGACATGGATTGAGCGGTGGAATACGGATCGACCGATCATGCTTCATCGGCCGTTGGTCGATCGACCTGCGGATTGGGGCGGCTGCGCAGCGCGCAATCCAGACCCCGCCGCCTATGCGGAGCTGTTCCGGTCGATCCGAGATCGGTTCTTTGTGGTGTCGGTCGCGGATCTCGTGCCGGGCAAGGAATGGATCGTCGGCGAGCGCGTCGAGGTCGATGCGGAGTGCCACGCCGGCGAACTCGAATTCGAGACGCTCGCTGCACTGACGTCATTGGCCGCCATGGTGTTCTGCTCCCCGGGGTTTGCTGGTGTCCTTTCCCAAGCCGTCGGTACGCCGGTGGCGATGACGTTCGGCGGATACGAGCGCAGCGCCTTTTTCTTCGAGGGCGCCAAGTCGGCGCCTGTGCTGGGCATCGACCCGATCAACTCGTGCGAATGCTTCAGCCATCGCCACGCATGCGAAAAGAGTATCGATCTTGAGCAAGCCAAATCCCGCCTTGCAGTATTCGCCAGCGAAGCGATCGAGCGTCACCATCGACGCGCCGAAAGCCGATCTGAGCGGGCTGCCTAGCCGTTACGTCCATCCTGGCGAGTTGGACATCCTGATCCATCTCATCCGCAGCGTGGATGCGCGGACGGTCGTGGAGTTCGGTTGCAATAATGGCCGCACGGCTGCTGCTGTTTTGCGCAATGTCGCAAGCGTCGAGCGCTATGTTGGAGTCGATGTTCCGGCTGGCTACAGCTTCGCATGCAAGGTGCAAGCGAAAGAGGTGCCGGTGGTGCCCGGTGAGCTGGCTATTGGCGATGCGCGTTTCGAGCTTTTGCTGCGCAACCGCGGCACGTTCGATCTTGCCGCGGAAGATCTACCGGCCTGCGACGTGGTGTTCGTCGATGCTGACCATAGCCGCTCGGCCGTCCTGAATGATCGGAGGTTGGCCCATGCGATCGTTCGGCCCGGCGGCCTGATCGTCTACCACGACGACAACGGGCTCGAAGTCGTCGATGTCTCTCGGGTTCTGGATGACCTTGCTGAGGAGGGCGCCGAGATAGTGCATGTCACCGGGACTTGGCTCGCCTATGAGGTGGTGCAGTGACGGTCGGCGGGAAGTTGCGTCACCGCATCACCTTCGAAAAGCGGGCTGATGTGGATGACGGCTATGGCAACACACAGGCCGGCTGGGCTGTGCAATTCACGGTGTGGGCTGAGGTCAAAGCCAAACTGGGCGGCGAGGCCGTTACCGCTGCGCGCCTGCAGTCCCAGAACACGGTCAACATCACCGTGCGCGCAAGCAGTCAGACCCGCCTCATCCGTGAGGACTGGAGAGCGCGGGACCAGTCCGAGGGCATCGAATACGCCATCAAATCGATCATCGATCTGGATGATGGCGGCGCTTGGCTTGAGCTGCTCTGCCAGACCGGGGCTGCTGCGTGAAGACCGTAACCATGACAGCCGACTTCGACTATCGGCCGCGGTCTGGCGTCATCATCGCGTACCTCGCTGGGCAAACCTATCAGCGCGTGCCGGAAGCTGCGGTCGCCGCGATCGTCAAGGCGAAAGCCGGAGGCATTCATGTCAAAGATCGAAGGCCGCGCGCGGCTGCTGGCAAAGATGAAAGCCCTACCAGCGGAGGTCCGGTCGGCGATCAAACAAGCTCTGGCTGAAGGCGCTGACGAAATCACCGACATGCAGAAGCGGCTGGTGCCGGTGAAAGACGGTGATCTCCGCAACAGCATCGTTCAAACCTGGGGCGCAGGCCGGGTGAAGTATTCGTCGCTGAATGCGGCGGCCGGCGTCGGCGACCCGGACCTGACTGTTCGGATATCCGCCGGCAACAGCAAGGTTCGCTACGCGCATCTGGTGGAATTCGGGACGCGGCCGCACGTCAACGGCGGCAAGTTCGCGGGGTCGCTTCACCCGGGTACGCGCGCGCAGGGTTTTTTCTACGGCCCGTACCGCGCGCTCCGAAAGCGCGTGAAATCGCGCATCACCCGCGCGACCACCAAGGCAGCAAAGAAGGTGGCCGGTAAGTGACAAGCGCCAGTCTCGAGCTCCAAGGTGCCATCGTTGCGCGGCTCAAAGCCTACGCGCCTCTCACGGCGCTGGTAGCGCAGAGGATCTATGACGACGTGCCAGCAACGGCCGTCACGCCATACGTCTCACTCGGGCCGGACCAGGTCGTTTCCGACGACGCCGACTGCATCACCGGCTACGAGGTCACCATTCAGATCGACGCGTGGTCGACGGCCAAAGGTCTGCCGGAAGTGAAGCGTGTCGCCGAGGCGGTGCGTGCTGCGCTCCACGGCTTCGACCTACCGCTGACGGACAACGCTCTGCTGTCGATCGAACACCGCCAGACGCGCAATCTGCGCGACAACGACGGTGTCACCAACCATGCGGCGATTGAGTTCGTCGCTTTCGTCGAGCAACCCTAGTCCAACCAGGAGGCCAATATGGTCGCGCCAGTAACTGCCCGTTTCGGGAAATTTCGCGTTCTGATCGGCGATGGCGCCAGCCCCATCGTCTACACCGCGCCCTGTGGCTTCACATCGAAGTCGCTGACCCTCACCAAGGATCTGACCGACGTCAATCTCCCGGACTGTGACGATCCGGACGCCGTTGCCTGGGTTGGCCGCGATGCTTCGAGCCTGTCGGCCTCCGTTTCCGGCGAAGGCGTCATGGCTTCGCAGTCGATCGAAACCTGGCTTGATGCCTGGGAAAATGTGGAAAGCGTTCCGGTGAAGATCGAGGTCGAGTTTCCGGCCAAGACCGTGACATGGACCGGTTACATGCATGTCGCCACCTTCACGGCCGGCGCCGAGCAGGGCGGCCGCGCCACCGCCAACGTCGAGCTCCAGAGCGATGGCGAACTGGTGCGGGTCGTTACGTGAGCCGAGACGCATCGGTAACGCTGCAGTGGGGCGATGGGGACTACACCTTCGCCCTTCGATGGGGTGAGCTTGCGAAGCTCCAGGAGGCCGCTGACGCCGGCCCCTTCGTCATTCTCGATCGGCTGAACGACGGCCGGTGCCGACTTGAAGACATCAGCGAAGTCATCCGCTGGGGTCTGGTCGGCGGCGGCAAGACACCGGTGGAAGCTACCAAGCTGGTGCGGCTTTACGTCGAGGGCCGGCCGCCGGCTGAGAACCGCCTGACGGCTCAAGTGATCATGTCAGCTGCTTGCTTCGGTGCGCCGGAGGAAGAACTCGAAAAAAAATAAGAAGCTCCGAATCCGGACAGCGAGTCGACGGCCTCCCCAACGGGAAGCTGAGATTCGGAGCAATTCTGGCGACCGGCGGCAAGCTCGGATTGAGCCCGCAGGACGTGAAGGCGATGTCGATCTGGGAATACTTCGCGGTGCTATCCGGCCAGGTCGAAGGCGACGGGCTGAGCGCGGCGGAAACTGATGAAATTTGGGATTGGTTGCAGTCCAAGCAATAGGAGGTTGTCATCGCTACCGATCTTGAACGACTGACAATCTCGCTGGAAGCAAATATCGCGAAGTTCGAAAAGTCGCTGGCGAAGGCTTTGGCGCAGACCAACACTCAAGCCAATGGCATTGAGAAGCGGTTCGCCAAGATGAACCAGAACGTCAGCAAGTCCTTTGACTTCGGCTCGTCGCTCGGTACTGCAGGAAAGATCGCCGGCGGCGTGCTGTCGGCCGGCGCCGCTAAGGAATTCCTCGACTCTGCCACCAAGATTGACAACGCGCTCAAGGTCGCCGGCCTGTCCGGCAACGAGCTGAACGCGGTCTATGAGAAGCTGTACCAGTCGGCTCAGAAGAACGGCGCGCCGCTGGTGGCGCTGGCTGATCTTTACGGCAAGGTCTCGCTTTCGCAGAAAGAGCTCGGCGTCGGTAGCCTCGAGCTGGCGAAGTTTTCGGACAATGTCGCGCTTGCGCTGCGCGTATCCGGCAAGACCGCCGCAGAATCCAGCGGCGCGCTGCTGCAGCTGTCGCAAGCGCTTGGTGCCGGCACGGTCCGCGCGGAAGAGTTCAATTCGATCCTCGAAGGCGCGCCTTCGATCGTGCAGGCGGCCGCGAACGGCATCGAGGAGGCTGGAGGTTCGGTCGCCAAGCTTCGCAAGATGGTGAACGACGGCGAGATTTCGTCAAAGGCGTTCTTCCTTGGCTTCCAGGCCGGCGCCGATGGTCTGCGAAGCAAGGCCGCGTCGATGGAAATGACCATCTCGCAGGCGTTCACCAATCTTAAGAACGCGGCGATCAATGCCGCTCGGGAAGTGGACCAAGTTTCGAAGATCTCAGGCGACGCCGTCAACGGTGTGAACAATCTCGCGCTTGCAGTCGATCGCCTGGTGGTCGCCTATAAGATGCTGGCCGAGTTCGTCGGCAATTCGGATGTCGGCAAGGGCGTCGCATCGCTTGGCACCGCTGCTGACGATCTGTGGAAGAACCCGTCCTGGCGCAATCTCGTCAAGTTCCTTGAGCCTGGCGCTGAAAAGCTCCTGTTTGGGACGGTAGAGGATCGTTCAGTCCAGACCCGCATCGACGGCGTGCAGAAGCTCGCCAAGGAGATGAAGGACGCCGAAGCTCTCCGCCAAGAGGGCATCAACAAGCTGAAGAACGCCGGCAAGCCCGACGGACCAAACCGCTTTGACCAAGCATTTGAGCCGTTCACCGCCAAGAAGATCAAGGCCTCCGATTATCCTGCCGAGAAAAAGAAAAAGGAAAATGACGACTCGGTCGACGTTTTCGAGCGGGCCACCAATCAGGTCGAGAAGCGAACCGCTGTCCTGAACGCGGAGACTGCGGCGATCGATCTCGGCGCAGCAGCGCAACAGCGCGCCCGCGTACAGACCGAACTCGAGACCGCAGCCAAGCGCGCCAATGAAGCCGCCGGCCTGAAAAATACCGACGTTACTGAGGCGCAACGCGCGAAGATCACCGAGTTGGCCGATGCGTATCTCAAAGCTGCGGAAGCGGCGGCGAAAGCGAATTCCCCGCTGAATGCATTCGCTAGGTCGGCGCGAGACACAGATGCCATTACGCAGCAGGCCGCCGTTGGTGGGCTGCGGAATGTCGAGGACGCACTGGCTGACATCGTCACCGGAGCAAGCTCGGTTCAGGATGCCTTCAAGAATATGGCCAATGCCATTATCGCGGATCTGGCGCGTATCGCCATTCGACAGGCTATCACGGGTCCTATCGCTGGCGCTCTAGGTGGCGTTCTTGGTGGTGGTGGCGCGGCTACCGGGGGAGGGTTCACGGGCGGTCTTGGCGGCCTGTATGCCGACGGCGGCTATACCGGGGCGGGCGGGAAGAATGATCCGGCGGGCGTCGTCCATAAGGGCGAATATGTGTTCGATCAGAAATCGGTCAACCGGCTCGGCCTACGCAATCTCGCTAAGCTGCACCGCGGCTACGCCGATGGCGGGCCTGTCGGCATTCATCTCCCGACCGGTTTCTCTGGCCAGAAGTCCAGGTCTGGAAAGGTCGTCGTCAACATGATCGAGGACTCCAGCCGAGCCGGGCAGACGCAGAAGCGCGACAACGATTCCGGGGGCTTCGATCTGACCGTGTTTGTCGACTCCATCACCGCAAAGAATGCAGCAAACCCGGGTAGCGCTACCAGCCAGGTGCTAGCCCAGCGCGGCCGTCTGGCGTCGAGGTGATCCATGGTTGATGCATGGCCAGCCGAACTGCCGCAGTGCTTTAATGTCGGGTTTTCCGAGGGTGAGGGTGATGGCGTTCTCGAATACAAGCCTGATGCAGGGCCGTCGATCGTGCGGCTGAGGTCGTCGGCGGCGGTTCGCCCGCTATCGGGGCAGATGAGGCTGACGCGCGCACAAGTCGCCATCCTGCGGAACTTCTACAAGGCGACGCTGATCGGCGGTTCGTTGCCGTTCACTTTCCCGGACCCGACGGTGATCGACGGGACGCTGTTGGTGCGGTTTCCGAAAGGAAATCCGCCCGCGTGGCAGCAGGTCGCCGGCGGCGTCTTTACCTCCGGAATTTCATTCGAGGTATTGCCGTGAGGGTGCTGTCGCTCAACTTTCGCGAGGCGATCTTCGGCCAAGAGTCCGGCGAAGTGCCGATATTCCTGCTGACGATTACTCACCCGGATCTGGCAGAGCCGATTTATCTGACGACGGATGCGACCGAGCGGCTGGGCACGGATCCGCTGCGATACGGCACAATCAGCCGCGGCGTCACCTATCTATATGCTGGCATCGATGTCACGATCCCAGATGAGCAGGATAAGTCGGCGCCAGCGTCGAAGTTGACCATTGCGAATGTCACCCGCGACCTGGTGCCTTTGGCCCGGTCTGTGAATTCGCCGCCATCGGTCAAGATTGAGGCGGTACTGGCCTCCGATCCCGACGCTGTCGAGATGAACTGGCCCGCGCTCGATATGTCCAACCTGACCTATGACGCAGCTGCTCTGCAGTTCGATCTGACGATGGATGCGCTGGTGACGGAGCCGTTCCCGAGCGGATCATTTAGCCCCGCTTACTTTCCGGGCCTTTTCATCTGATGTTCGATCGCTTTGTGGGCCTCGACTATGCCGACAAGGGTAGGGGTCCAGCCTACGATTGCTGGGGCTTGCTGGCTTACGCCATGCGCGAGCTGCGCGGCATCGAGCTTCCATCCTATTCCGATCAATACGTCACCGCTGATGACCGCAGAGCGCTGGCGTCCCTTATTGCCGGCGAGCTCGATCCTTGGGACGAGATTGTCGCAGGCCAGGAGCAGGCCTTCGATGCCGTGTTGATGCGCGAGGGCCGCTTTCCGCGCCATGTAGGCATCGTCACCGAGCCCGGCCGGCTGCTCCATGTATCCGCCGGCGAGACCAGCATGATTGAACGCTATCGCGAGGGCCCGCTCAAGCACCGGGTCGTGGGCTTCTATCGGTATCGAGACCATGAATGAACGCTCTCATCAAAGCACCTCTGGTCGGCGAAGTTCTGGCGCCGGATACATCTGTCCGCGCGATCGGGAGAGCGCATCCACTTAATGGGTCACGTATCGAATGCCGCGTTCAAGCTGGGCTCTCAATAACTGAGATACTAATCGAGGCAATGGCTTTTCAGCCCGGTGCTGTGCTCCGCCGCGATTTTGTTGTTCATGTCGACGGGCATGTCATCGAAGAGCGATACTGGTCTCGCATTAGGTTGAAGGCTGGCGCCACTGTCACCTTCATTCCCCGGTTACAGAACAGTAATCTTTGGCGGACGGTCCTTTCGGCTGTCGTCGTCGTTGCGGCGCTTGTGTTCGCCGGGCCGTTAGCCGGTGCTCTGGGAGTTGCTGGCGCCATTGGCGTGTCGGCCGCGACAGCAACGGCGCTTGTTTCTGCGGGTATCATCTTAGCTGGTACCTTGGCCCTCAACGCGCTATTTCCCGTGCGGCCGCCGGATGCGATCTCCGATGCAACTGCGGGAAGCGCCCCTAACTCGATCCAAGGTGCGCAAAACCAGTCGGCGCCTTTCGGCCCTATCCCTGTTGTGCTGGGACGCCACAGACAGTCGCCATTTTATGCGGCTCGTCCGTACACGGAATTGGTCGGAAGCGATCAGTATCTAAGGCTCCTGTTCTGCTGGGGCTATGGTCCGATGGACGTCACGGAAATGCAGATCGGGGATACCCCGATCTCGTCGTTCTCTGATGTCGAGATTCAGCAAAGGGTTGGATATTCGTGGGAAGCGCCGATCTCGCTTTACCCAGGCACGGTCGATGAGCAGGCTCTGTCGGTCGAGTTAAAGTCGCCTGAGAGTTGGCAGTACCGAACGTCTGCTGATGAAGTCGATGAGCTATCGCTGGACTTTGCAGCTCCTGAAGGAATTCTTGTTATCAATGCGGAGACGGGCGAGTTCGACGCGTACACCGTCCGCATCGATATTGAGTACCGACCTGTTGGGACCATTCCGTTCAATCCGTTCGCAACCCTCGTTTTCGGCCGATCGACGCAGCTTTCCCGCCTTGGCGCGCGGTCGCCTGTGGCGCGGGGGCAATACGAAATCCGCGTCCGCAAGGTCACCGACGACTCCAATAGCGACAAGGTCAAGGAAAAGGTCATCTGGACTGCGCTTCGCTCGATCAAGTCGGCACCGCCTATTTCCTTTCCCAAGCCGCTTTGTCTGACTGCCATCCGGATCAAGGCGACCGGTCAGCTGAACGGCGTGATCGACACACTCAACGGGATATGTACGTCGCTGGTGAGTGCATTCGATGGCGCTGCGTGGCAGCCGAACAGTGCGTCTCAGTCGCCGCCGGATCTGTTCCGGCTGGTCCTGCAGGGGCCTGCTAATGCGCGGCCTGTTCCTGACAGCCAGATCGATATCGGCAATCTGCAAGAGTGGTGGAGCTATTGCAGGACGAAGGGCTTCAAATTC